GTTTATCATAAAGAGCACCGTAGTCAGGCAGATAAGTTTCAAAATAGAAAGCTCTACCTGGAATAGACTTTGCTGTAACCCAGACACCTTTTACAAACTCTCCGTGTCCATCTTCGCCATCTCTTAAATATTCTTTACGAACCCATACATCTATAGAAGGTAAATTAACAACTAGTGTAGCCATTTATGTGTAAATCAAACCTCTTCTGTATCCGTTGACTCTATCATATGTGAGAATCTCTTTTCTGTTTGCGTCACCAACGTATGATACATGCACCCAACCAGAGCTTGGACCCTTGGCTCTTTCATAACATTCTAATATCAACTGATCGAAATCTAATTCGTTTGCTATATATTGTGCCAGTTCTGCATTAGCAACGCCTGGTATTTCTATATCAGCGGCCTGACCTTTGCAATGTTGGCTGGTGGATTTTGATCCTATGGCTCGACACAACGCTGCGCTGCGATATCCAGAGTTAACTACAACTGGCTTGTCAAAATGTTTACGAATGGGTTCAAGAACCCTTTCACATAGTGCCATCATAGCCACTACATGCTTGTCTCCAGGTGTGTTCTCTATGCCTTTTCTTTCTGCCGTTTGTGATTTCACAAACTCTGCTATAGTAAAATGTGGTGATAATCTACTCATCCAGTTCTCCTAGCTATATCTAAATTTTTAAGAATGTCATCTGGACTACTACCTAGAAAAGACGGATTTGTTCTAGTTAATGGACTTGTGCCCACATCCGTAGTTTGTATCGGAGCAAAAGATGGTGTAGTATCAACACTCGGTGGTGGTGTAGTATCAACCTTAGGAGGCAGTTGAGTTGTAACTGCTCTTTGATTTCCTAATCCAAATAAGTTAGACATGCTTAACTGATCTGAATCTATCTCTTTTCTCAAGGACATTCCTCTTCTTAATGATCGTAATGCGTTTATGTCACCAGTAGGAACATAAATGTTTTTCTTTCTTGCATCTTTTATTTTTTCTTTACTTGGTTTGAAAGGAACATATCTATCATTTAACAGAGAACTTGTCTCCTCCTCTCCTAATTGTGCATCCTTCATAATTTTTCTTACCTCTGGTCTTGTTAGACCAAGTGTTTTTAAATCATCTATTGTTGACGCATATTTTCTAAAAACTTTTAGTCTAGCATCATCTGCTCTTCTAAAAGCTGTAATGATTTGTTCTGGTGATGCTTCTTCGAGTCTTAAAACTTCGTTAAATAGTGCAGCAGTACCAGATCTATCTTGTTTAAACTCTTGTGCTCTAAACTCTCCTAGTCTTTTTAAATCTAATGTTTGTGTATTCAAACCAGTAAAAGCTCTAAATAGTTCTGCTCCTTGTTGATAAGTCTTACCAGTTGTCGGCTCCATCTCACCCTCTGGAGAAAACACACCTCGTAAGAATCTAGATTTTTCTATGGATTTTACACCTTCTGGAAAGTTGCCACCAGCTATACCAAGCTCTGCTCCGACTGGTATTCTTACTGGAACCATGCCTGGTATCAAAGTATTAAACAGATGTAACATAGACTTTTCAAAAGCAACACCAGAAGAGTCTTGTTCTCTATAAACCTTTGCACCAGACCTAGTTCTACCACCACGACCACCACCTGCTACAGGTGCTACGTCTTGTAAAGCAGAGAAAACCATAGAGTAATCTATAAATGGAGTAAAATATTCAGACAAAGTTTCAAATCCTATTTTTCTGACTTGTTCTCCTAAAGGCACACTTTGTCTTTCTGTTTCTCTGTATGTGTTTAATATGGTTCTAAACCCTCTTGATAATAAATCGTATGGGTTAGTGTGACTGAAATCTATAAATTCAGGATTACCATTATCGTCCTTGCCAACTGGTATTAACTGTGAGTTTCTCTGCCAACTAGCAGCTAATCTATTTATTGACTGTAGTTCTTCGTCACTAGTATCTGTTAAGTTTTGTGCAAACCTTTGTAAAGTATCACCCACAAGACCAAAGGCAGTCACACCACCCATCAATCTTTTCATTCCTATTTCTCTGATAGCTTGGACTGGACTCTCTAACTCTTTTGCAGCAGTGTCAAGAGTATTAAAACCAGTTCTTAATATTTCTGCGGGGAAGGCAATAAAGTTACCAAGAGGCACACCTCTTAACCCTTTTATAACATCTGGAACAAGCTCGTAGTTTGGAACTGTGTTACGAACAGTATCTGCCGCAGCTCTTCTTAACGCTTCATCCAGTCCTTCGCCTTTTTGTTTTCCTATGTGTCTAGCAAATGCAGACAGTTGTTGTCTTCTTAGAGTAGGATTATCTGCAAAATCAGTCCCTATTTTTGCTATTGAATTTCTTAATTTTTGTAATTCAAAAGCATAGTTGTATATCTTCCAAATATCATCACCACCTTTATAGAGACCTTCTGCCGTGTCTAAGAATCTCCTTGTCATATTCATACTGCCTTTTAGAGCAGTCTTTGACATACCTTGCAGTCCTTTACCATCTGGAGGAGTTTCTATTATGGATTGCTGTCTAGCTACAGAGTCTTCTACTGCTTGTGGTCTAACACCCAGAGCAATATCAAAATCAGAAACACCCACTTCATCTGCTACGCCAGTTCTTTGCGCTGGAAGACCCGTGATCCCTGTGCCTCTATACCCTAATCCTTGACGTAAGTTGGCTTGTATCTCTCGGAGTTGAGCCGAACTACCGATAACACCTCTGTTCTGTAGATCTACTAGAAAATCTAAAACCTCATCATTTAAGGAAAAGTCAAATCTATCGTTGGCAAATTTTGACACTTTACCAGTGCCTTTTAATTTAAGTTCTTTATCAATTAAATCTCTTAGAACTAAATCTACTGATTCAAAAAGACTAGCGTTCTTTCCCACATTACCTTGTGCAAGAGCAAACAAAGAAGCTGATGTTACGTTTCTTACTTGTGTGATTGGAGATAAAATTGTTTTTGCGTATTGAGAGATACCTTTTAACTTGACCATAGGATAGTAAAGTCCTCTTGCTATATCTCCCATGACACTTGTTCTTTCATTAATAACATTACTCATAGCTTCGTACATGGGTTTTGGTATGGCATATCCATACATCTCACCAAACACACTTCGTGCAGCAAGACCCTCTGGATCAAAACCAGACACGGAATCTCTGCCAAGAATGACATACTCCAGTCCTCTGCCACCTCTTCTTTGCACACTTTCCATGACATCTTTTAAAACAGCATCTCTTTCTGCTGATGGTAAGTCACGAAGAGATGTTATTTGTTCTTGTGGTGCTCTTGTTTGATTTATTTGTACAATTCTTTCTCTAACTAAATCGTTTGTGTTTATAAATAAAGGTTTATCTGCTCTAGGATCTGTGTTTCTAATTATATTGTCTGCGGTTCTTTTAAAAGAAGAATAGAAAGCATCTGCTGCTACAAAGTTAGAGAGCTCTCCCACGGTGTGCATGTATGCTTCTTTTGGATTTCTAACTTCACCAAGTATGGATCTAATAATTTCATTATCAACTTTTGATTTATTTAAAACTGCTGGATTAAGTCTAACAGTCGGAACAGTTCTAGCTGCTGTGCCGTATGCTCCACCAGAACTGTGTTTTAAACTTTTGTAATATTTTGTAACATTGTCTATGTACCGTTCTGCTTGTCGTCTTGTTAACGCAAACTGACCGACACCCTCTGGACCTTCTCTCTGTAACGATCTAAATGTGTCTACAAACTCATCAGAAATTCTAAAAGCTTCTGGTTCATCTTTTAAAAATTTTTGAACATGTTTTATGTCTACTGCTTTACCATCTACAATCTGATCTACAAGAGCCTCTCTCATGTCGGGTGCTAATTTAAAATTATCATCGTTAAATAATTGATATTGTCTGGAAAGATAACCACCATTTTCTATGTTATTTTTGACTTGTTCTACAAATTGTCTTCTAGACATCAGACCACTAGTTGACACTTCTGGTAAACTTTTAGCAGCACCAGTGTCTATAACCCTCTCTGATAAATCGTCAATAATATTTTTTGCTTTTAGAAATTTGTCAAACAATGCTTTAGGTATTTCTAAATCTTTTTCTGTTGCTCCTTCTAAAACATCCATGAAGTTGTTTATAAGTTTTTGTTTTGTAAAATCTGGCAGTCTTCTGTATTCTGAAAATTCTTTGTTACTTGGACTTAGAACCTCTGCGATTTGTCTATCAACTTCTTTTAATGCTTTCTCTGCTTTTTTGATATCACCTTCTATAGCTGGATTAACTAGAGACTTTACTCTTGCTACGTCACCTGGCAAGAACGATCTATATCTGAAGGCAGATAAAGTTCTAGCAACAGCTCTGTCTAATGTATTAATAAGGCCTGGATCAGAGGACTCACCTTTTAAAAATCTTTCTTCTTGTTTTGCAATAGCTTCTGCTGCTTTTTTGGATCCAGCTCTCAACACTCTTGAACTTACTCCAGCACCAGCACCGATACCTGCACCATACGCTGCACCAGTTGCCACCTTTCCAAAATCTATATCTTCTACATCTTTGCCTTGAGCCAGTTCATCAACTGTAGCCGCACCAGCACCAATCGCTGCGCCTGGCACTGCAAGACCAACTTCTCTTCCCGCTCTGGCTCCTATTTTTGCAGAAGTGCTAAGACCAGCACCAATCACTGGTGGTAAAGCACCAGCAAGAAGTGACCCAGAAAGACCATGAGCCATGACTTTATTGTATATTCTAGCTGCAGCTCTTTCTCTGCCTTCTAATCCTATAAGATCTTCAGTTTGAAAAAAAGGACCGTAGCCACCTTCAAAAAAATCACCCAAAGATTGTGTGCCATCTGTGGCTACAACTGCATCTGCTGCACCTGCCGCCGCCATTTGTTGTGCCGCCAGTCCTAGTTTTTGACTTTTAGTTAAGTCTTTCATTTCAAGAGGTTGCTTTGTGATCTTCATGGTTTTTAAAGACCCAGCATCGGGTTTCATGCCTCGTGTGCCTCGTGCCAACTTACCAAGTTTACTAAACTTTGATACGGCAGCCGCGGCTCCAAGACCTGGAATACCAAACTGAATAAGACCTTCTGTTATTTTACCAGCGGCTCCCGCTGGATCGATACCAAGATCGTCTCTCATTTTATTGAAACCTCTAACTACAGCATCTGTGTAATTAGTGCCTGCACCAAGATCTATAATACTTGTCACAGTTTCTGCTATGCCTTGTGGTATGGCTATTAATCCAGATCCTACACCCTCTGCTATTTCTTGTAGAGTTCCCTCATCTTCTGGATCTAGATAATTACTTGTTCCTTCTTGTGCAGTGGCTTGATCGCCTGAAGAACCAAAGCGAGTTTTGATAAAAGCTTCTGCTTCTTCTTGCGTAAGATCTTCTTTGATAAAATAAGTTTTACCATTTACTACATAACTAGGCATTTAACCACCAGTGCTTAGTTCTAGAACATCTGCATAATCATCTTGGTTTGTGCCACCACCACTTTTACTGCCTTGTAAATATTTCTTAACATCTCCAGACAGTGAATTTTCTGGTATGGTTATACCTGGAAAGTTTCTCTTCTGACTTCTTACAAATTCAACAATTCTGTTAAATCTATCAATAGGATCTGATAAACTACCTAAATCTTCCATTAACTGTTCACCAGCTATACCATAAGATTCTTTAATATCATCGTTAGCGTCTCCAAAACCTGGAGGTTTTGGAACTATGCTAACCTGTCCAGTGTTAGCAATGTTTGTTCTCTTTATATTAAACTCACTAAAACTTTGTCCTAGACCGCCTTTACCTTTTTTCAATTCTTTAAGATAATCTTCAATGGCTTTTTGACCTTTTGGTGTTAGATCATATTGAGTTAAATATCCCTCTTCTCCATAAGGTATTTCTTTTGTAATACCGTCTTTTAATTTCATATCACCCTTTGCTTTTAGTAATGATATGATTTCTGGTTGTGCTCTTAAGATAGCCGCTCTAAATGTTTTTTCTACGTTATCTTTCGTGACTTCTAATTGCTTTTCTTTAAATTGCATATCAGCAGCTGCACCTAATAAATCCGAGCTAAACTTCAATTCTGTAATCTGTTTATTGAATTGATCCAGTGCTTTCTGTCTTTGATCTCCCACAAGTTGTCTTTGAATATTTACAACACCTTCCATCTGTTGTAGTTCCAAAGTTCTCTTTGCAAGAGCCTCTGACTTAGCGTCTTTTAAAAGATTATACATAGTGTTTCGTGCTTCTCGTCTATCTTCTCTTAGATTCTTACTTAAACGATTTACATCTTCTCCGTATCCTTGAAGTCCTACACCAAAACCTCTTGCTATATTTGTTATAGCATTGTCACTTTCACCAGCTGCGATGGCAAGACCAGCTTTCATCATGTTTAAAAATATAGACGCTTTTCTATCTTCTTCAAACTCACCTTCTAGCTCTCGTGGGTCAAACCCTAATAATTTTATTGCATCATCTTGTACGTCTGCAAGTGTAGGTTCTTGTCCTTTTTCTTGCATTTTTGCTACTAATGCGTTTGTATTCTCAACAACTGTTTTACCACCCAGTTTTATATCCTCTGCACTTGCAAGGCCTGTGGATAAATTAGCAACTGCCGTCTGCATCCTATCAGACAACTGTTTTTGTTTTGACTGAAAGCCACTTAAAATATTTGGTTCGGGTGTTGTCCCAGCGTTTGGATTTGGTTTTAAATCTGCTTTACCAGATCCCTCATTTGTAAAAGGAGCTTCTGTAACAGGCACATCTCCACCAAAATAATCTGCATCTGCGTCATCCATTCCAGCGCCTACTTGAGTTTTGCCTTTTAATGCCTCTTCAGGATCAAAAGAATCAACCACTTTGGGTGCATCTTTTATCTTTTGTTTTCTTGCAGCTTCTTTTAGCTTCTCTAAATTACTTTTTTCTAATTGTTTTTTTCTTTGTTCTTCTGTGCCGATCCCTTCTATGTCTCCAGTATTTATCTTTTGAGTTGAATCAATGACATTCGGAAAAGTCGTAGGATTTCCTATCAATTCTGCTACGCTTGGCTTCACATCTTTATACATGGGTATTTGAAAAGTATTTGTGGCAGATCCCGTCAATAATGGATTTGCATTTGCTACACTTGCTCTAATCAGATTTGGACTGGAAGCCATGATACCAGAGGCTTGATTGTTCATGCCAGGCACTCTGAACATTGGTCTGTTAAATACACTCATTATGCTGGAGTCCTTCGTCCAAAGAAATTAGGAAAACCACCTGCAGCGCCAACTGCTCCAAGACCCGCGATCCCTAGTCCAAGAAGTTGTGAACCTGTGCTAGGTCGAGGCGTACTGGTCGTAGTCGCAGTCTGTTGCAGTGATGGTACACCTTTAAAAATATCAGATAAGAAACCTATTTTTTGGAAAGGCAATGCTTGTTGAGCTAATAGATTTTGTTTATCAATATCAAGTTGTTTTTGCGTTTGACCTTGTTGCAGACCACCTATTCCAAGTAATGTATTTATATCTTGCACACCCATTTGTTGTCCTAACTGACCAAGAGCCGCGGTTTGTGTACCAAGACCCGCGACAGTTTGACCCAACTGTCCAGTAAGTTGTGCTTGTTTTAATTGTTGTTGTGCTGCTTGTTGAGCTAAGTTTTGTGCTTGTTGAAAACCTTGTGATCTTAATTGTGCACCAGTTCTTGCTTGTTGATCCATGACATTTCTTGCAATTTCACCTTGTGCAATACCTTGTCTTGAACCACCAAATGCACCAGCGCCCACGGCACTTGCTGCTAATTGATTCTGTTGCATAGCACCTTGTCTTGCTATGTCGGCTTGTGTTGCTGCAATGACATCTTCTGTATAAGGATCCATAAACTGTTGATAGTCAGTTGGAGAAAAACCAGCACCTGCAACGTAGTTTTGTGCAGTTCCTAACTGTCCAATGCCTTGTCCAATGGCTTGTGCTCCTTGTTGCAGAAAAGGTTGAAAAGAGCCAACACCTTGAAGTGCTGATGTTATTGCTTGTTGTTGTCCTTGAGAAAGATCTGCTAGTTTTGATGGAGCAAAAGGCATAGTGCCGTCATCTGCTAGATTCTTTGCACTCTTAAAAATATTTGCTAAAAAGTCCTCTTGAAACTTTGGTAGTCTTGCTTCTTGTATAACTGTTTGTGTAGCCATTATGCGACCCTCTCTAGTTCAGACATCATTTCATACATTCTTGCAGCTCCGATGTCTCTGTCTCCACCACCTGCTCCTCTAACTGCCTTTGCAGTTAGTACAAATTCACCATCTGATAGCCTTGCTGGTACAGAATCACTTGTGCCTGTTCCAGGTCCGTTTACCTCACCACCACTAGCAGAGAATATTGGGTCTATACCTACTTCTCTGTCTCTTGGCATAATACCTTGCTTTTCTCTTAGGTCTTCAAAATACTTCTTTCTCTCTTCATCATCATCTAGATCATAACTCTTATCGCCAATAATGCCAATACCTAACATAGATTCACCAACTGGATCTGGTCTTCGTTTAAATTTTTGTTGTTCTGGCTCTTCTGCACCTAGTGCTGCAAGAGTCCCAATACCTGCGGAAGTTATATATGAGTTTTCTTTTGCAAAATCGATTGCCTTGTTAAAAAAACTTGGAGTATCTGCTGACTTTACTGCTATATCTGCCAGTTCACCAGTTGCCATGGCTCCAGATCCATATTGTGTGGGAAGTGCCGCGGCTTTTGGAGTGAAAAAACTACCACTCGCAGCGTATCCACCAATACCACCAAGAAGTGCCGCCTTCAATGCGTCATCTGTGTCATAACCTGCAGCGAGTGATCCTATACCAGCACCCAAAGCAGAACCTATGGCAGCAGAACCGAGTGGACCACCAAGAGCAAAACCGATGGTTCCACCTATAACTGGCGCTGCTTTCTTAAGAATCTTTTTAAAACTTTTAAAAATACCCATGATTCAATACTCTATCAATAATTACACTTTTGTTCAATGTTATATTCTAGTTATCGCACTCGTTGTTACTCTTGTTTTAGACAATTCTTGAATACTAGCTACAACATGCAATCTGTTTGCAGTTGCGGCCTGCACTTTTAATATCTCTCCACTCTGCAATATTAAATCTTTTGTAAGTAATTCTACAGTTGTGTTAGCTCCCACGGCTTTGACTTTGAATAAACTAAATGTGTCACTGCCACTTACAAGTGTAACTGTTATCGTGTCTGCATTTCCACTGTCCTCTGATACTAGTATAGAGTTAACAACGGCTGCATTGAAATCGGCATCACTAGGAACTGTAAACAAAACTGTATCATTTGTTGTAGTTAAATCTACTTTTGCGTTTGTTATACCTTGAATATACTGAGGAATACTGGTTATAAGCATTAGCGTCTACCATCCTCTCTTATATCTACTCTAGGTGTGCCTAATTTATATTTTGTTCCTAGTGATGTGGAATCAATTCTTAAAGCAAAAGATCTACCTCGTAAACGATAATTTAACTTTTCTGTAAATTGTTCTACTGGACTAGTTGCAGATCTTTGTGCTGTATTAGATGTTGACTCATTAAAGTTAGCACCAGGATTATTTCTTGATTTCATAGTAAAGGCTACGTCTGGATTAACACTCGTAGATCCGTTGAATGTAATGTCTGGAATAACTTGCTTTATAAACAAGAACTTATCGCCTTCTCCTATATCAATAGCTGAAGATTCAATGAATGATGTCATAGCAGATCCATCATCATCAAATCCTACTTCATGGTTGTAAAGATACTGATTACCAGTGGCTTGTGGTAAGTTTCTTATACCTCTATCGAGCCATGCTTGTCTTACAAGTGTGCCATAGTACCAAACTTTTTCTAAATAATTATAGGCAACATACTTATCTATTTCTGTACCAGCAGATGACGGATAAAACCACAAGATCTCACTAAATTCAGAATTAAGTCCTACATGCACCTTGTCTCGTTCTTCAAAGTTAAAATCTAAAAACACTTTGTCTTTAACTGTGCATGGTAGTTGTATTGTTTGACCACCAGAATAAACGTAGAACGTATCTACACCCATCCAAAACACTGCATCTTCAACAGCTATTGCAGAAAAAGGACTCATTATAGTTATGTTCTTTGATAGTTCTTGCAAACCAAATGTAAATGGTGGACCTATGAACTTCATAGCGTGTAGTGTTTTATTAGTGAAGACGAGTATCTGTTGTTTTGTTTCAACAGCTTGTACGAAGGTAGATCCACCACCTAACCTTAAATCACCTGCTGTGTTTGTAGCAGTTGGAAAGAAATCCACTGGGTTTTCTTGTGAAGAAAAACGTATCAACAATGGATCTTGTACTCCATTTCCTTGTGTAGCAGACGAGTTTGCACCTAATCCATCACAACCAAACACGATAACATGTCGGTCTTGGTCTGATACAAGAACTTGTTTAGCAATAGTTGGCACACTTGTTTCTCCAGAATATGTGCTCGTTGCACTAAGCTCTACCGCTCTGGTGCCTAAACCATTTGTTTTGTCCCAGTAAAATAATCCACCATCTCTTGGATTTATAATTATGTCTTCACCAAAATTATCATGTGACCATAATCTAATCTGTGCTCCAGGAACCGTGACACTTGCTGCATTACCCCATCCAACAAAGTCATTAGCAGAGTCTGCATTACCAGTTGCTAATCTTACAAGTGTATTATCTGCATGTGTTGCTGCGGCTGTACCACTTGCACCTCTAGTTGATGGACCTCCACCAGTTCCTAAAGTGTTAGTGCTTATTGTACCGACAGTAATTAGTTCTTCTTCTATTAATATCAAATCACCAGCCGTGATTCCTGTTGCACTGTCCACATCTATTGCAGTTTCACTTGCATCTAATGCTTCTGCTAGTTGTGTTGCTAAAGCACCAGATGTTGTACCACTCCACTGACCAGCACCCCAACCAGTTCCACCAACTGTATTATCAAGTCCTACGTTTATTTGAAAATCTAAAGTAACACTTCCTGAACTTTTTGCTATTCCTGTCTCAGCTCTAGTGGCATCACTTCCAACATCTATTTTAAATGCATTAGAACTTACAAGTTCTATTATCTGATGTTCTTTCCCATTAGAGTCTCCAATAGCAGATGCAGGTATTCCACCAACTGCATCTGCCCCATTAGCATTTGTTATTGTAACAAAATCGTTAACATTTGCACCATGAGCGTTAGAATTAACAATAACTTGTGATGCTGTGCCACTAGTGGTATTTGTTGTAAAAGTAACATTAGTTGTTACTGTTGATCTAATCGGTGTAATATCATTAAATGTCTGACCCTCTTCTATGTAGTATTTAAGATGTGTGCCAATACCCATGAAGTCAGAGCCATCAAGAGCCACCCAGTTATG